ATATTGACATCACCCCTTTCATGGTGTAAAATAGGGTATAGAAAAGAGGCCTTTTTAATGGCTGATTTTTTATAAGGGTGAGCTTCACAATCAAACTTTGGCGAGGGCGATTGTGGGGCTTTTTTGTTTTTTTGTTATTTTAAGTAAATTTTTCCTTGTAATGTGCTAGTTGTAGCAATTACATTCCCATCCTCATCATAGAAAGCTAAGCGAGGATAGTAGGTTTCTTTGAAATCATAATCAGATGTTTTTTTCCATGAATCAAAGGTCACTTGTAAATGAGCCAATGGTTTTTTAAATTTTTCAGTTATATCTGAGCTACTAAGGGTATTAATAGATTTGGGATAGATTATTCTGATTTCTTCAGATTTTTTCTCAACCTTAATGTCAACTATATCACTATCTCTATCTTTGATATAATTTTCATAAATAGAATAATAATCTTCTAATGCTGCTTCTTTTTTCTTTTCGTTATTATTTCCTACTGCACTTATTAATAGAAAGAGTAGAGAGATGGATAGAAATAATCCAGATAGTATTTTCCAAGCCTTTTTCCCTTGTTTGATATTTTTATAGAGAAAGAATGCTGATAGTAGAGCCAACAAAAACCAAAAAATCATAATATACGCCTCCTAAATATTCTTATGTAATCTTAAAATATTGAATATCTGCTCTCCACCTTGTCTGTAATTCAAGACGAGTTTGAGGGCATAGCTTTCAGCATATTGTAAGTTATAAATCAAGTAATTCATCAGTCTATTGTGTAGAGCTGGCTTACTGATGTTGGTTTCATATTGTATAGACTCAAAGGATTCTCTTGCAATGAGAGCTTTCCTTAGTCGTTCATCTGTTAAGTATAAGATTGAGGCGACTGTGTCAGCCTCTTTTTCTATTAGAATCAGCTCTTCTGGGTACTTTTCGCTAGCATTTTTGCTCATAAGCGACATATAGATAGGCTGATGCTGAGCGTTAGCAAGATGACAGTATATGTGGCTAAGTTCGTGTAATATTGTAAAAATAACACGTCCTTTAGTATTAGTATGTTGATTGATATAGATGATATACCGTTCTAGGTCTAAATCAGGTACGGTCAATCCAGCACAACTTTCACATAATACTCTATCAGTATATGTGACTGTTTGATTAGAAACCAACCCTCTATACTTAATATCTTTATCAGTAGGTTGATAGTCTTGTAATTCTGGATAGTATTCTTTCATCTCGTCGTAGTCAATGAAATTAAATAAAATTGGATAACGTTGTTCAAAATATTTAATAACATCATGGTAACTAATACTTTCAGTTTCTTTCTCAATTTGGCTTAATATTTGATAAGCCTTGTTGTGATATTTAAAATACTGTTCCCTTGTCAATGGATTGTATTCCAATAAATCACCTACTTCCAATTAGAGTCGTCTTGAATTAGTTGTCTTGCTGTTTTCATCAACCCTTCAAGAGCTGTATTAAATCGCTCTTTTTGAGAGTCTGAAAGACCTTCAGTTTCCTTACGAAAAAGGACAATGGCTTGTTTTGTGAGATTATCTACAGCAGGATCATTCTGACTATCTGCAAGATTAGGATTTTCAGTACGACCTAATAAGTAGTCTGTACTAACACCAAAATAATCGGCTATTTCTTGTAGTCTGTCAGATTTTGGGTTACCTTTTTTTAGACTATAAAGATAATTTGTACTATATCCTAACTTTTCTTCTAAAATATTTAAAGAAATTTTCTGTTTATCAGCCAATTCTTTAATTCTGTCGAATGCTAAGAACATTGATATTTCAACCTTTCTAAGCATTACGAAAAAATATTTTAAAATTAGTTATAAAAACTCTTGACAAATTTTAAAACTAGTTTTAAAATAGTATTCGTAAGCTAAAGAGTTAGCGAACAAGACAACTAAAAAATAAAGCCTAACAAAAACTGATTGGCGTCCGTTTTCTAGGTAGAACCTTACTTTTAGTAGGTCTTTTCTCTATGTCTATATTCTAAAACTAGTTTTAGAATTTGTCAAGTAGTTCGCTAACTTTTTAGATAATTTTTTAAAAAGGAGGTCAGGGATGAACGAAGAAGACCTGAAAGAATTATTGGAACTCTTAGCGACAGATTATGGGCGAGGGTATCTAGATGGAGTAGTTGGGGGACTTTCAATGCTTTTGAAAATTTCAAAAGAAGCAGAGAAGAATAGAAAGGAAGAATATGAGTAAAGAACTAAAAATAATCAAGGCTAAAATCAAAACTCGTTTGATTGAGCTGGATATGACTCAAGCCGAGTTGGCAAAACAAGTATTCGTCGCACCTTCGGTCATTTCAGAACTGCTGAAGTATGGCAAAGGAAGTGATTATGTGAAAGAAAAAATTACAGATGTTTTAGGAATTGAGAATCCTTGGAGAAATCACTGAGAGGTCCATATATGCAAGCGAAAATAATACTGAATTGGCAGAAGAAAAATCACCAACTTAGTCAGATGATGATTGATAGTCTTGAGGGACTAGATTTTGGGAAACTATTTTAACACTAGGAAAAGTAAGGAAAGGAATGTTATGAACAACGCAGCGCAAAAAGTAACACGGATTGACAAAGATGCTTGGGATATTGCTACGGAGCTGGCGAATGAGTACGGAGTATCTATTTGTCACATCATCAGCGAGAGCGTCCGCTACTGTGCAGAGAACGCCGAGTTTAAGGAGATGGACGTTGTCGTTAAACGATTGGTAGTCGGCAGTAAGGTGCTGGAGTAGGAGGGGAAGATGAACAATACAAGACAAGATAATGATCCCATCAAAGAAATCATTGAGAAACATTTTGAAAATATGGTCGATGATGTTTTGGAACACACAGAGACATACTATGAAGCTTTGGGTGCTGTTTCTTGCATTAAGGGAAGCAAGATTCCAAACATGACTCAACTAGCTGATTGTTTGGGGAAAGCTATCAGAAAACGTGCTATGCAACAAAAAACACCTAATCATGACAATTAGGTGCTAGAGGAGAGGTACATTATGAATGAACTAGTATGGTTTTATTTCACTATCATTATCAACATAGTCATTGGTTTTGCTACATACTACGCTAGCAAGAGAGATAGAAAAAAGCGCATCAACGAGTATAAAAAAATACAAGATGATGAGCTTGAACGAATTAGAAATAAATTTAATTTATGATTTTTTAGAAGTCTTTACTTAGAGAGGAATATTATGAACGAACTAGAAAAAACAGCCCTCAATGAAGTATTGAGGACGGTTAGACTTATAAATCAAAAAGTTGCCGAGGTTACTGAACTTCAAAGTCAGCAAGAGTTAGCTATTTCTTATCTTCGGGGAATAATGGACGGTTCTGTGTCCGATTAATCATCTTTCTAGCTCGTGTAAGAGTTCCCTGATCGTCAATTTGCGATGGTTTAAAATCAAAATCATGCGTGTGTACGAGAGGAGAATAAGACTGTTGCTTTCCTAACAGATTTAGTATCTTGTTTAGCTTTTTGGTCAAATTGTCATTGAGATCGTCAAGTGTAAGATTTCTTTCAGCACGATTCTCAGGCATTTCAAAGTTTTTAAAACTTTGTATTTTAGCTTTTAAATTCTCTTTAGATTCTTCGATTTTTGCTACATCCGTATCATAGAAAACGGTACGAGTCGTAATAACATCGAAAGGAAGTCTTTCTCCCACTTTTATAATTGGTACAAGAGGAAGTTCAAGAGCTTGTCTGAAACCTAATTCGTAAAATGCGTTGGGATTATGGTCTGTCATATCTGCTACAACCATAGGGGCAGTTTTGAGATAGTTTATAACCGTTTCGTTGATGTTATCAACTGCGTTGACGTGGTCAACACGAACAGGTTTATAACCAAGTTCTTCACAAACAGGAGCAATAAGATATCTATATACGTTGTCAGCTCGTTCTCTTGTTGGTGTTCCGGATTCACCAATGGCAGTTACAATAAAACAAATTTTTTCAGTCATTTTTTCTCCAATCGTTTTTATTTTAATTATACCAAATTTAGAAAGGAATTTTATGAACGAAATTTTTAACTTTCACGGGCAGGAAGTCCGTACTTTGACAATTGATGACGAGCCTTGGTTTGTCGGGAAGGATGTTGCAGACATCCTAGGATACAGCAAGGCTAGAAATGCGATTGCTCTTCATGTTGATGAAGAGGACGCCCTAAAACAGGGCATCCCTACTAGTGGTGGAACACAGGATATGTTGATCATCAATGAATCTGGTCTCTACTCTCTCATTTTATCCAGCAAATTGCCTCAAGCAAAAGAGTTCAAGCGTTGGGTGACATCAGAGGTCTTGCCAGCTATTAGAAAACAAGGCGGATTTATCCGAGAGGACTTGGATGAAGATGCTTTCATCGCTCTGTTTACTGGCCAGAAGAAGTTGCGTGAACAGCAGGCGACCATGCTGGAAGATATTGACTATCTTAAGAGTGAGCAACCAATTCATCCAAGCTACGCTCAGTCGCTACTGAAGAAGCGCAAGGCACGGGTCGTGGCTTGCTTAGGTGGTATTGATAGTCCAGCTTATGCGGATAAGACTTTCGCTCAGTCAGTCTTTAGACAAGCTGAGATTGACTTTAAAGACCACTTCAATATTAGTCGCTATGACCTGCTACCCAAGAAGCATGCGGATGCCGCTCTAGCTTACTGGATGACATGGGAGCCAAGCACTAATACTAAGATGAAGATTATGGAACTGAACGCTTTTAGCCAAGCGTAAGAGGAAAGAAAATGAGACCAAGACGATATCCGTATAGTAGAAAAAAAGAGTCCACCTTTGTAAAGGCAGACCCAAAGTTGGTGCAAAGTTTCTCAAGAAATACTAGTTTTCTTGAGCGTTTACAAAAAAAAGCCTATCAATTTCGGATTTAATTATAGCAGAAAGATAGACAGAAAAATAGAAAGGAAGACAGAAGGGATGGCAAAACTGAATATCTCTTTAAGAAGTACGTCTGTAGATGAAGCTATTGAAAAAATAGCTCGCATTAAAGAAGCACATCCAGAAGATGTGCTCCAAATAGATGTTACGATTCTGGATGATCACCTTTTAAATTCGTAACAGTTTCATAGAATCGCTTGTAGAATTGTTCAATGGCTTCTTCTGTTAATCCAGACTTTGGAACACTATGTGCAACTCGAGTATTAAAGTGTTCGACGGTGATTTTTGTAAGTTCTAAAGCGATTTCTTTGTCAGATAGTGTCATTAAATCTCCTCCTTTCTATTTGAATTTTGACTAAAACGGTGAGAGGTCCTAGTCAAGATTATTATAGCAATTTAGGAGGATATTACATCAGTCTTGAGACTGATATAGGAGGTTGAATGGAAAATAAAATTATCGAACTTGCTGATTACTTCATCAGTGAATCTACAACGTACAGAGAAGCTAAAATAGCGTGTGAGAAGCTATTTAGACAAGTCAGCCATGAGATAGAACTCAGGGCGATGGAAAGTAAAACAGTTTGACAACAACGCAAAAAAAGCCTGACGGAAATCAGGCGCACACTTAAATTATTAAAACCATTATATCACAAAAATGCTTGCCCGCATAGTTGAGAGGATGTAGAAAATGGAAGGTATCACGTTACAATTACGATTGGACGGCGAAAGTGCTGAATTGTTCACAAACCAATTATTAGCTTTTGCTGAAAAGCAGGTCAAGGAGCAGTTAGAGAATGATCGCATGCCAATCAATCAACAGGCTTTGATGAAGAAGTTCGGCTTTACTCATGGCTATATTAAAAAGTTAGAACGTAGAGGATTGAGATTTCGTAAGCAAGGGAAAGATATTATGTATGATATCAATGATGTTTATGAAATTTTGGAATTAGAAAAAGAAGTTCGAAAATTAAGAGCATAAGGAGATTAAAAAATGTTTGAACCACCGATTTTAGACCAGTTAATGGGCGTTGGAGCTCTGCTGATTGGATTTGCAGGGGCTTGCCGACATATCAAATTACAGGAAAAACGCAAGGAAGAAGAAAGACGAGAAGAGCAAGAATTTGCGTCTATGATTATTCAAGGCTATAACCATGCTTACGAACGTGGCAGAGAGGCAGAACGTCAAGAAATCCGCAAGAATATTCGTCGTCCGTTCAAGGGCTTTACCTACGACAACGAACCGCCTGTAGGCTTGCGTCCTGAGCCATTAGCCTTGCCAGAACCTAAAATGCACATCTTGAAGTGAGGAGGTCAGGAAATGGAAGAATTGATTGAATGGCTGTTGTGGCACGAGAAAGTGAATATTGAGATGATGTCGTCTGATGAAGAGAAGTCTGATTTTGAACTATATTTAGAGGACGAGAACAGAAAAATTTCACTCATCAAAGAATACCTAACCGACTATGAAAGGCTAGCTAAGGACTATCGTGATGTAGTCTCTGAAAATAAGCTGTTGAAGGTCGACAAGATGGCGTTAGAGGGTATGCACATCTATGAAGATATGCGGATGAAGTACCGCGCCAACCGTAGGAAGTGGGGTGTGAGATTATGGCGTTAAAAAACAAGCGGTATTTCTGGATCCAGCTTGCCCAAGACTTCTTTAAGTCAAAGGAGATGAAACTACTTCGCAAAATTGCTGGTGGAGATACACATACCATCATTTATCTCAAAATGATGTTAATTAGCTTGGAAGACGGAGGGCATATTTACTATGATGGACTTGCAGACAATCTAGCTGAGGAAATTGCTCTTGTCATTGACGAAAATGTTGAAGATATTAAAATTACATTGATTTTTTTAGAAAGCAAAGGATTGCTGACTAGAAACTCTGACCGTGATTATTTCTTAGAACAGGTTCCTGAGATGGTTGGGAGTGAAACGGCGAGCACTCGTAGAAGTCGTAAGCACAGAGAATTACAAAAGTTGCATTGCAACACTATTGCAACAACTTGCAACGGAGATATAGATATAGATAAAGATATAGATATAGAGAAAGAAAGTAATAAGACGATGGTTAGTTCCAGCTTATCTGAAAATTTGAAACATAGTGGTATTCGGATAAACAATAAACAACATCAACAGTTGCTTGAATATGTAGGACTTGATGGAATGAGTTTTGATATGTTAAACCGTGCAATTGAGATAACTTCGGAGGTTTATCAACCTAGTTTCAAGTATTTAAGAGGAGTTCTTGAAAATTGGAAAAAGAAAGGTTTCACAACTATTGAGCAGGTAGATGATAATGACCAAAAATATAAAGATAGCAAGAACTATAACCGTTCAGGAAGACAACGAAATGATAAAAAATCGGAGCAGGAGATAAAAAACGAATGGGGGTTTTAGAACTTATCAAGCAATTTGAAGAGGAATTTTATCCGTTAAGCTACGAGAAGAAAACTCTTTTAGCCAACCAACCAATTCATCAAGTGGTTGCATGCTTGTCTGAAATGGCTAGCTGGCATGAATGTGGAGGTCGTCTGTCATGGTAGACAATGTGTTTGAGGAGATTGCCTTATCTTATCACAGGAATACAGAACAACAGGAAGAGCTTTGCGAAAAGCATAACATCCCTTTGATAAAGATATTGAGGACCGAGAGTGTTGTATGTCGCATGTGTGAATCTGAGCGGATCCATGAGCAGAATCAAGCAAGAGTGAATGAACTGGCTGACGCTGAGAATGAGCGAGAGAGGAAATACTATCTTGAGAAATTTTCTCTTTATGATGAGGTTTTGAAAAATGCGACTTTGGACAATTTTGAGACACCCACTGAAAAAGAAGCTGAAAAGTTAGCTTTTGCAAAGCGGATTTGTCGTGAGTGGTCTGAGGGCGCTAGGAACAACATCGTGCTACAAGGAGAACCTGGGACAGGCAAGAGCCATTTGGCCTTTGCTATGCTTAAAGCTTTATCTGAGTACACGAAAGAGATTGCTATTTTCATCAACGTGACAGATTTGTTGATGAAGATTAAAGCTGATTTTAGTCAGGAAGAGTTTCTGGTCAATAAAATTGCTAGTGCTAAGTTTTTGGTCTTGGATGATTTAGGGATGGAAAAGGATAGCGAATGGTCGTTTACTATTCTCTACAATATCCTGAATAAGCGCTCAAATACAATTATTACCACGAATTTGATTTCTGCTGATATTCAGAGAAGATATGGCAGACCCTTTATGTCCAGACTGATGAAGGGTGTGGATAAAGACCATTTGATGGTTTTCAACGACTTGACAAACAAGCGGAAGCAATATTTTTAGAACGGAGGTGGCTGATGTTTATTTTAAGACATGGGATAAGAGAGGATAAGCCGTTTCTGAGTTCAGTGGTTATCGGAGTGACTGGCTTGGACATTTCATGTTCCGAGGAGAAGAAAGCCATGCGGTTTGTTTCTCGGGCGGCTGCCGTACAGGTTGGCAAGGCTTTGAGGGGTTCCTTTGGGAACTTTTATCCTGTTGAGGTGGAGTGATGTTAGAACTTTACTTCGTCTACAACGGGCACTGCAAGTTTTTTCTTGGGAGGTTTGACAATGTGGATGAACTTATCGAACAGATGAAAGATCATCAGTGGGCTTTCTCAGGTATTACCAGAACAAAATTCAAGAAACACATCGGAAAAGACGATGTACGTTTTGATTATGGTGCGAAGGATTGTTACTATTTAGCAACTTTTTCAGGAGGAGAAGAAAATGATTGAACTTATTAAAGAATTTGGAATGGCTATTCTGTGGTTATTTCTCGGCTACTTAGTTGGGGAACGTGCAGCAAGAAAGGAGAAGAAAGATGATCAATAACGTTACGTTGGTAGGGCGCTTGACGAAAGACCCTGAATTGAAATATACGCCGTCGAATGTGGCGGTTGCGACGTTTACTCTGGCGGTCAATCGGAACTTCAAGGGAGCTAACGGCGAGCGAGAGGCGGACTTCATCAACTGTATGATGTGACGCAAGCAGGCGGAGCTGTTTGCGGAATGGTGCAAGAAAGGCAATTTGGTCGGTGTGACGGGTCGTATCCAAACAAGGAACTATGAGAATCAGGAGGGGCGCAGGGTTTATCTGACTGAGGTGGTCGCAGATGGTTTTGAGCGACTTGAAAAGCGTGATGATACAGCTAACCGTTCTAACATTGAGGAACAAATACCAGGATACGCCCTTGAGGAAGATGATTCTCCGTTTTAGTGGGAGGTGTTTGGTTGAAGTATGACAAACAGGCTGAGATTGAAGGACTGAAACGCACAATCGAGCAAAACGAAGAGAAGATAATCGAGTATTCGAAGCCGTGTGATTCACGTAAGATACGGATTAGAGCGCTGGAACGCGATTTGTTGAAGAAAAAGAACAAAGAATTAAGACGGAAAGTGGAGGAGTTGGAAGATGAATATTAAGGCATTGATTAAGAAGTATGAAGAATTGTGGAATGAACACAGCCCTTTTCATGAGCCTGTACCTTATACTTCAATGGTTGAACTTTTTTTGAAAGAGTTGAAACAACTAGACGAAC